GCGCTCCAGTACCACGAAGTTGAACTTCGCATAAAGCTCCAAGATCAATACACTTTGGCGGGTACCCCCAAGATCTACGCGAACTATGTCTACCTTGACACCGATGAGCGTAAATTTTTCACAGAAACTGAACATGAGTTGTTGATTACTCAAACACAATACCAACCAGGATCCCAAGCCGATACTGAGTTTGATCTCACATATTTCAATCACCCAGTGAAGGCTATTCACTTGGTCGCTGGCGACGCGGGTGCTGCCGTGTGGGACGACCACTACACATTCGGAACCGCCTCTTTGTACATTAATGGTACGGCACTTTCCGAGAATATGTCAAATGTCTATCACCACGATGTTGTTCCAGAAATGCACTGCAGCGCCATCGGTGCTGATACTTTGGACGAAGACACCGTCTACACATGGCCATTCTGCTTGAACTTGGCTAAATCTCAACCATCTGGCTCCCTGAACTTCTCCCGAATTGATAACGCGAAGTTGCTTCTTAACAGCGTAACCTCTGCCGATTCATCAAAACCAGCTCGCGTCTATGCGGTCAACTATAATGTTCTTCGTGTGAAGAATGGTATGGCTGGTGTTGCGTTCGGTAACTAATTTTACTTTTAACATAATTACAAAACCTTACATACGATTGGTTTAAAAATATCAATGATATGTAGGATAAGATGGATCTCGTTCCAATCAAACTTATTAAAAATCGCGATGTTCGCGATCGCCTTTTGAGGGTAAAGGGTGAGACGGCTGAGATTGACAAAAACGACTATATTGAGAGTAAGATAAACACAAGTCTCGCGGCGAGGCATCTCATGGCTATTGAAGATGCCGCTGAAATCGCGAAACAACTTCTCCAAAGCCGTGGAGTCTTTGAACAGATTGGGAAAGATATAAAAAAGGAATCCAACTATGACTTCAAGTTTGTGTGTCGTAAAACATCCAACATGACGAAATCCACAAAGAACCGTAAAGGTATCCAATATCTTCATATAGCACACACATATCCGGGTGGTGACGGACACTACGCTCTCGCGAGGGTCAATCACAGAGAGAAGTCAATTAAATTATTCAATTCCATGGGTGCGGGGCGTACAGAATTCAAGAACGAACTGCGTACGGTATATGGAAATACGTATACCATACGAAATAAACAATCCACAGCCCAACCGACGGGTGGATTTGTGACAACAAATTTGGAAAATTATAAAGATCTTCTTCGCAATACAAACATAAATATAAGAAACACAAAGGTTCTTGAAAAGTCTTTTGAAATTTCACAATATGATGAATTGTCTCAACATCATTTTTGTTACATAGAAGCCTTCATCGCCATGATGCACGATACTCTCGGAACACCCCTCGGTCCAAGAGATCCACGGGATCGTCTCGTATTCATAAAAATGGTGGTGTGGGGACTCATTCATAAATATGTGCCACCCTCAAATAGAAAAACACTCCGATGGAAATACTTTGAAACAAACTTTCCATATTTTTTGAAAATCACAAACACCCGTGGTAACCGATTTAACTTGAATCACATCGCACAAATACCAAAACTTGTGAATGGTATCAATGTTGAAAAGGCTAGAAAAACTTTAGTAAAAATAGAATTTCCCAAAACTATTAATAGCTCGTGGTCTTTGACTCAAATACTAAATTGGGCGGGAAGCAATTAAATGTGTGTATATTGTAAATGATTCCAGCTATTATCGTCGGAACTCTCGCAGCCGCCGCAGCGTACACCTTCACAGGTGATAATCTCGTGAGTTCCAAGGAAGCTAAGAAGTTGATTCGCTCAGGAAAGATAAAGAAAGTCATTGATGTTCGCACAATTACCGAGTACAGAGCTGGTCACTATCGGGGCGCCATCCACATCCCAGTGAGTAAAATCAATAGAAAAACTACCACGGAACTCCCAAAGAAGGGTTTGCTCGTCTACTGCAACACTGGGCAACGAGCCAGATTTGCGGCAGAGAAATTAGAAGAATTGGGTTTTGAAGATGTGTATTACATTGCGGGACACTACTCAAGTCTTAAGTGAGACCCTCGATGACCTCTTTCGTCTTTTCGTACATTCGCTTCGCGTGGAACTTTTCATCCTTGAGTTGTTCCCAAATCGTCAATCGATACTCCAAGAATTCTAAGAATCGCTCGGGGTCTCGTTTGGACTTGTAACGGACCTTTTCACCTTTCATCGCCTCGTTCATGGCGGCAATCTTGGCTTCAAACATGCGTTTTTGCATGGCATCTGGACTCTCACGAGATGTGATTTCTTCCTTTTTGAGCGCCATTTGTAATACAGTTGCGCGACATCTTTAATTGATTGTAAGAAGTGCTTTGTCTCTCCATTTCGTGACTGTATATACAGTGACACCCAATTCCACCGCGAGGTCTTTTAGGGTTAGGTGTTTACCATAATAGTTTTCAAGAATGTATCGGCTCACATCATCTAGACCATAGAGGATATCAGGTTCTTTGTCGTAATACGGTGGAGTTTCATAAAATTGAAGTTCCTCATGTATCGTGGTTCGTCGCAAACAATTTTTACAGCTCCAATAAATCCATGGATATGCGTACGTACTAAACTTGAAACCCAACTCCGGGTTAAACTTTTGAGCCGCCCGAACGAGACCGTGTAGTCCCACACTATTTATATCCTTCCTCGTATGTATACCACGTTGTCGCGGGTATGTTTTGAAATATACATCATTTGAAACTTTATAAGCAAGTTTGACATGATTGGCTATCAATTCTTTCTTATAGAGGTTCATCTTGTACTTTTTATGTTCGTCTACTTTAATAGGTATGTTTGTAGCATTAATTGTAATCATAATTTTGGTTGTGATACCGGTTATAGTTGTAACATGTACCAAGCTTCACGACGATACCGACGAGTCTATTTTTTGACTGGTCCGAGAACCACCTCCGGTGTGAGATACTTCTTTAGAACATTCGGTGGATGGAGCATATCAAACTCTTCCGTCGCATCCTTTCCAGCAAAAAGCATGATCGCCTTCTTGCCACCTGGATGATCTGGCAAAAACTTTGTGAGATCATACACGATATCTTTGATAATTACCCAACAATCTTCTTCGGTATTATGCTTCGCAATTTCAGTGAGAGATAAGTCTCTTGGATTAATGTGATTGTTTATAGTTCTCACTCTATGCATTCTTACTTAACTATTGTTCCTATTTTTTAAGAGTCTATCGAGTCTTTCCTTTTCCTTGTTTGGAAACACCGTGAGTTGCATGACCTGACCATCAAGGTATACTTGTCCATGATTCTTTAGTCTATCACACTTTAGCACCTGATCGACTCGCACGAGATTCACACGAACCATCTTTACATTTCCAGGTTTACTGTGATGCACCGCAAGTAAAGCTGCATCCCTTTTTGTCTCCTTGGGAAGGGTGTTTTCTTCGTGACATACAACAACATGTGCTCCCGGACCACCGTCCACATGTAACCACCACTCATTCGGGTAACTCGACCCAGTCAGGTCATCATTTTCTTTGGCAGTCTCACCCACTTTGATCTTGATACCATCTGGGGATGTGTATGTCTTCATGTAGAAGATTTGTCGCATATTTTTAAATTGGATTGTACAATAAAACCTGTGATGATATACTTTTCCCCACTTTTGATAACATTTCCACGGTGAAGATAACTCCATGTAGCCGGAAAAAATAAAATAGAACCTTCTTTTGGTTGAATACTTTTACCGTTTAAAAAATCTGTAGAACCACCATTTTCTACTGGTACGGTGTTAAGGTACATTATAAAAGCTAAAAGCCTTTTTGAATCGTGAGCATCATCGGTGTGCCATTCAAATTTACAACCCTTTTCGTATTTTTGAATTTGGTAACCCGTGCAATTTATATTGTCACCAAATATCTGTCCTAATATATTTAAATTTTTATCATAAAGAACCCGACTTTCTATATATTTAAAGTATTCCGGTAATCCCACGGCTAAATGTTTTCCCAAGACATTTGTGATATCACTCCAATCTTCTCTATTTGCTATATGTAAATCTATCGAGTTTTTAATATCTAAATTGATGATACCGGGTCCCAATTTTCCTTGATGTTTTTGTGTATTCGGATTAAATCTATCTATAATCTGTTTACATAATTGTGATGGTAAAATATTTTCGATAACATGCACGAATTCCATTTCATAACACACAAATATAATCTTTAATAATCATAAGAATGCGTGACCCAGCCAATAATAATATGGTTGTGATGGAAAGTCCCAATTACAATGAGAGATAAGTCTCTTGGATTAATGTGATCATTAATTGATTTGATTCTGTTCATTTCTATTATATCTCATCATTTTCTGGCTTAGGGATTTCCTCTTCCACACTTTCCATTTTGAATGTGTCATTAGTTCCTTGTCCTAAACGCTCATGTTTGGGATGTATCATAATTGGTGGACCCTCGTATATGAAATTTGTAATTAGATATTTAGCCCCCTTCTTCAATTTAGTACCACGGTGAATATATGCTAAATTCGCAGGAAATATTACAAGCTTACCAGCTTTGGGTTGTATGTGTCCTCTATTAAGAAATTCAGTAGTTCCACCAACACCTTCTTCAACATCGTTTAGATAGATTATGTAAGTTAAAATTCTATTTAAGAATCCATCGTGATGCCATGTATAGAATCCATCTTTTTCGGTTTTTTGTATTTGAGGAAGACCAATTGTAGCGTTATTTACTGATTTATGTACCGCGAGACATCTATCCAACCCCTCTGTATGTACATAATCTTGGTATTTCAAAAGTGCCTCATTTAAGCATTCCCCCACTTCATCCACAACATCCTGCCAATCTCCCCTTATACTGGATGAGGAAATTGGCAAATCTATACTTTTTTTAACTTTTTCATCTACCCCGCCAACTGTTGATCCCGTGACCTTTCTTTCATCCTTTTCAAAGCGGGAAATGACATCTTCGCAAAATTCTTTGCTAACGGCATTATCAATTTCAAGAATGTAATCCATGTTTAAATGATTAAAGTATTTAAACTTTAACTTAACAGTCTATCAAGTCTGGCCCTCTCTTTGTTTGGAAATACCACGAGTTGCATGACCTCTCCATCTAAATAAACTTGTCCGTGATTTTTGATGCGTTCATCCTTGATGACTTGATCAACTCTCACAAGGTTTACGCGCACCACCTTCGCACTTGAAGATTTACTATGATGTATAGCGAGGAGTGCAGCATCCCTCTTCGTCTCTTTGGGAATTGTATTCTCTTCGTGGCATATAATCACATGAGAACCAGGTCCACCATCAACATGCATCCACCATTCTCGGGGATAACTTGATAGTGTGAGACTGTCATTTTCCTTCGCATTTTCACCCACCTTAATTTGAATACCGTCGCGTGATATATATGTCTTCATTAATTCAAATGGTTCTTATCTTCTATATATATTCATAACCAGTATGTACTTTGCATCAGCTTTAATTAAACGACCTGTGTGTATAAATGGCCATGTAGTTGGGAATATGGTCATTTTACCAGTTTCAGGTCTAATTGACCTCCTATTTACAAATTCGGTAGTACCACCTTCATCGGTTTCAAGTGTATTTAAATACACAAAAGATGTAAACACCCGCTTTTCACCAGGAATATAGTCCTGGTGCCATCTATAATGTTTACCTTTTTCGATCTTTTGAATACAGGGGGCTCCGAATTGAAGTGGAAAAATTGAGTGATCAAGTACAAAGTCCATATCACCATCTTCATCTATGCCAGCATCTTTAAGAATACTTTTTACATGTTCAACGTATGTATTAATCGCATTTTTAAGATAGTATTGAATCTTAGTCTTTGCGATTTCCCAACCAGGGGACGTTAATACATTCAACTCTGTGCTACTCTTCCATTCTTCGTTAATATACCTGTCACCTCCACCGTCTTCCAGTGTACCTTTCACTTGATTCTGGGTATCATTTTCAAATTTGTTTATGATGTTTTCACATAACTCAGATGAAAATACGTTTGGAATTTCCAAAATAAACTTATCCATTTTGTAAATTACAATTTAAATCTTTAATTATTATAAGATGTTTAGGAATCCATCCGACAACGACGCGGTCCGAATCAATAACTCAAACTCAAATTACAACGAGGCTAACTACAACGGAGCGCGTGGATTACGAATCAATAACTCAAACACAAACGAAAATAACGTTGGTCAGATCAGGTCGCGAGTCATAGACCTCAACAATCTCAGGCGTATGCGAAGAGTGCGAATGGCCTTTGCTAACGCGGGTCTAGTGGGTCGGCGTCTCAACTTTGGAAATAATGGGAACAGTAGACCAAATGCATCCAACTATATGAAAAATGGAAAGAGAATGAAAAAGAATGCGAATGAAAACACAAAGACCAAGAAGATCAAATGGAAAAAGATGAGTGTGCGTAATATGCCAACCGACCCCATCAAGTATGAAAACTTCAAGTCTGGACAAAAGGCTGTGAAAATCAATACATTATATCTTACACCAAATTCCTTTCGTAAGTTGGCGCGTATGTCCATGACAAATGCTATTAACGCTAATGGCAATATGGTGTTATTCACGAATCCTTTCACTCGCGGAAAAGTTAAAAAGGGTGATTTAAAGTTTGTAATCATTGAACGCGCAAACAAAAAGTAATTTTATTGACGACATAAAATATATGCACGTCGTATTTAATCCCAGTCCATCAGTCGCTCATAAATATAGGGTAACCCTCCCTAATAAGAGAAGTATTGATTTTGGTTCAGTGGGTGTTGCTGATTATACAAATCATCAAGACCCACAACTTATGCGTGCACATCTCATCGGAAAGGGGGCGATTGTTTCTGATGAGTTGCGAGTAGAGGCGGATTATGGTGAAATCCATCGGGGTATGCTCATGATTGACGAAAGCACAGAAGAGGACTGGGATGATTGGTTCTCCCGAGAATATTGGGAGAGATGGATGTTGTGGTCATATCCCAACATACATCAGGCCAAGTTGTGGATGACTATGCGTAAGGGAATTCTTTTCATGCCAACCGCGGATGACCTTTTTTATTTAACCCCACGTGGACCTATATAACTTCTATTTCAAAAACGCGAAAACAGTATTTTCGATTATTACTAGAATTCAACGTCATGATTGTGAAATTACCCTCCGAATGATCTTTCACAATTTTGTTCATTGCGCCCAAATGTATGTCAAATCTATTTAGATATTTATACGCAATCACACCACCACACCCATGGTAAGCGGTCTCGTTATCGATAACTTTCCAAATTCGGGAACACTTTCCAGTTACATTAACTTTGGGATAAAACTCGTCATCACAGAAATCTATTTCAGATTCAACCTGATCATAACTAATTTTTACAATGTCTCCCGCTTTTACTTCTAGGAGCTTTTTCTTACCCCCGATAGCTTCCGCGAACTCTTTGTACTCTCCATCTTGGATTTCATACTTTTCTTGTATCTTATCCAACAGGGACAGTAGGTGATGGCGATCCATATCTGTTACTTGATTTATTAAAAAGCAAAGCTAACTTAGGCGCCAGTAGATCCAAATCCACCCGCACCTCTCTCCGTCTCTTCAAGAACACCAATTTCCTCCACATCGGGTGTTTCACAGCGCTCAAGGACAAGTTGTGCGATGCGATCCCCTTTCTTTACCTCAAAGTCTTTGTCTCCGTGATTGAAGAGAACGACTTTGACTTCACCTGTATAGTCGGGATCAATAACACCCGCACCAACTTGAATACCATGCTTCACAGCGAGACCGGATCGTGGTGCAACACGACCATACACACCATTTGGCATGAGAATGGCTACACTTGTCCCGACCAAAGCACGATGCGTGGGAGGGATAACAACTTCATCAGTGCTGTAAAGATCGTATCCAATAGCACCCCCAGAACCACGAGTTGGAATAATAGCATCTTGTGTAAGTCTCTTAACACAGAGACTCATTTCTACTTTACTTGGGTTTGTAATCTTTATCAACTTTTACCAGTCAAACATGTAGTCGTGCTAGACTAGCTATGATTGCACACACTAGGAGTAAAATCAAAAGTATGATCGTGTCTAGTATAGATTGAGAAAATTACTCTACTATTATGGGTATCTTGGAAAATGTGTAGTTGGATTTGGTTTTCTTTCACTGTAAAGATAAGTACAGTTACTATTGGGTGGGGTAGAACTTTTTCTAAAATTATATCGTACATTGTAATGATCACAATTAAGTCTACCATTTCCCCACTTTGGTGCCGATGCATCATTCTTATGTAATACACATCTTGTAGAAGTAACGTTAAATCCCTTACAATCAGCATCACTGTTACATTTTTTAGCACACACATGAGCTGATTGATTTAAAGGCATCGGGCCATGACGAATGTAACGAAAAGTACCAGGCGCACCTTCAAATGGTATATTACTGGCATAATATGTATTATATGCCATACATTCGGCTGTCGCTGGACAAGATTTAGTACTTGGACTTGGACACACAGCGCCAGTTCCAACTGGAGAAGTTGTGGTGACCCACCTTTTTATAAGACTACTCGCAGCGGTATCACACGCCGTTGGGCATGCTGGATCAGTGTAGTATCCTTCACAGTCTACTGGGCATGGTACCGTCGCTGGACAGCTTTTAGTTTTAGTCGAGGGTGGGCACGCCGCACCCGTTCCAACTTGTTGTTTGGTTGTAATCCAGTTCTGAGTCACAGTACTTGCGGCTGTACCACATGCCGTTGGACAAGCTGGATCAGTGTAGTATCCTTCACAATCTACCGGGCATGGTATGATAGTTCCACAATTCCTAGTTTGGGTCTC